GTAGTGTTCGACATTGAGACTGATAGCTTGAACCCTACAGTTATTCATGTCATGGTAGCCAAGGAGGTAGGTGTCAAGGGTAACTACATTATCCGTGGCCCTAAAGCCTTTGCTAAATTTGCACCCAAGGTTAGTAAGTGGATTGCTCACAACGGAGTAGGGTTTGACAACAAGGTAGTGGAGAAGTTATGGGGTTACAAAATCCCACTGTCTAAAACAGTTGACACTCTTGTACTGTCTCGTCTGTTTGATCCTACCCGTAAGGGTGGTCACCGCCTTGAGGATTGGGGTAAACGTCTTGGAGAATACAAGGGTGAGTTCAATGACTGGTCTCAGTATTCAGAAGAGATGAAGGAATACTGCAAGCAAGATGTTAAGGTTACTGAGCTAGTCTATCAGGAATTGATGAAGGAAGGTGCTAAGTTTAGTCAGTCTTCTATCAACCTTGAGCATCAAATCCATGCCATCATGTGTGAGCAGGAGGTTAACGGATTTGAGCTTGACACTGATCTATCAGAAGAAATCTATACGACATGTCTTGCTGAGACTAATCGTATTGAGGCAGAGATCAAGGAGTTCATGGTTCCTATCGCAGTACCCGTCAAGGAAGTTGTCTTGAAGCACAAGAAGGATGGCTCTATCTTTGCCAACCAATTGCTTGAGGGTTGTAATGTTCAGGGTGACTACACCAAGATCATGTGGGAGGAGTTCAATCTTGCATCACCTACACAGATCAACAAACGCCTTGATAAGCTGGGCTGGAAGCCAACAGTCAAAACAAAGTCTGGTGCTTCATATAAAATTTGCCCAGAAAATTTAGCAACCATCCCTGACTCAGCCCCTCAGGTAGTGAAGGGTCTCAAGGTATGGAAGGTACTGGAGACACGTTGGAAGCTGGCCTCTGAGTGGCTACAAGGCTCTCAGGTAGACGGTAGGGTACACGGCAGGGTCATCACACCCGGTGCTGTTACACACCGTGCAGCACACCGTGGTCCTAACATGGCTAACATCCCCTCCGTACCTCACGGTAAGGATGGTATCCTGTGGAAGATGGATGGCTTGTATGCTGCTGAGTGTCGGCAAGTGTTCAAGGTTCCTGAGGGTAAGTTGCTTGTGGGTACGGATGCAGCAGGGATCCAGTTACGAGTGCTTGCACATTACATGAACGATCCTGTTTACACTGAGCAAGTAATTGATGGTGACATCCACACGTTTAACATGAATGCGCTGGGTAAGTTCTGTAAGGACAGGCCCACAGCCAAGACATTTATCTATGCCTTTTTACTAGGGGCAGGGGTAGGTAAGATTGCAGAGATACTTGGGTGTAATGCAGCACAAGCTAACAAGTCTATGCAAAACTTTTATGAGGCACTGCCCACACTCAAGAGACTAAAGAGTGAGGCATCTCGTGCTGCAAGTATGGGTTGGATGAAGGGTCTTGACGGACGTATCCTATCCATTGGCAGTGAGCATCTTGCTCTCTCTGTTTACCTACAGGGAGGGGAGACAGTCATCATGCGCCTAGCTAATCTGTTCTGGCAACGCCAAGCCAAGAAGGAAGGGATTAACTTTAAGCAATGTGCATGGGTTCATGACGAATGGCAAACAGAAGTTGACGAACACCAAGCTCACAGACTAGGAGAGATACAGGTCCAGTCTATTGTTGATGCTGGTAAGTTCTTCAAGCTAAACTGTCCTATGGATGGTGAGGCAAAAATAGGTAAGAACTGGTTAGAAACCCATTGACATGGTTCTCTACTCAGTGTATTATAATCAAACAGACCAACGCCAGAAAGGAAATTACATGGCAGATAAGAAAATCGTACTCAAAGATGTTGAAGTTAGCTGGGCTAAATTGCAGGAGCCAGCCAACAAGTATATGTCAGAAGAGATGGAGTACACAGTCGCAATCAAGATGAACGATCAGCTTGAACGTCTTATGACTGACTTCAAACTCAACAAGAAAGTAAAGGAAGGTAAGGACAGCACATTCGATGGTGCTAGGTTCATTCAGATCGGTCTTGACGAGAAGACACGGGGTGGTTGGACACGTTACGGTGAGGTCTACGACAGCAACGGTAACCCTACTGAGGACTTGATCGGTAATGGTTCAAAGGTAAACATGTTTGTGTCTATCGGTAACAGCCAGTACGGTAACATCATTAAGCTGGGTCATCTCTCAGACATGCAACAAGAAACCAAGGAGATGTTCTTTGATTTCTGTCAGGTCATGGAGCTAGTGGACTACGATGCACCATCAGCAGTCATCAAGTCTAACGTCCAGACTAACGCAGCTGTAGAGGCTGCACCATCAGAAGAGATGGAAATTGCATTCGAGTAAGGAGATAACATGACAGACCAACCTAAAGGTATTGATACCCTAATCGAAGATGTCTATGCTGTGTTGACCGAGGGTTACACATCAACAGAAGAAAGCGAGAAGGTTATTGATACCTTTGGGGACAGTCTCAAAGACTTACTCCGTTCTCGTTTGAAACCCCGTACAGAAAAGGGACCAACACTACGTCTATCAGCAATCGGTAAACCTTCTCGTCAACTATGGTATGACAGTAAGGGGCACAGCCGTGAGGTTATGACTGGTGACAAGCTACTCAAGTTTCTGTACGGGGACATCATCGAAGAGATACTTCTTACGTTAGCTAAACTTTCTGGTCACAGTGTGACAAATGAGCAACACAAGGTAAAGGTTGCAGGAATTACAGGACACATGGACGCAGTGATTGATGGTCATGTAGTCGATGTAAAGTCTGCTTCCCCTTCTGCCTTCAAGAAGTTTTCTCAGGCAAGCCTAGCTGTTGATGATCCATTTGGGTACATGCAGCAAATCTCTGCCTACAGTGAGGCTGTCCCTGATAACAAGGGTGTAGCTTTCTGGGCTATGAATAAGGTGGATGGTTCACTCGTTCTTTACCAGCCATCTAGTGACTTACTGCCCGACACACAAGAACGTGTCACTGAATTGAAAGAAGTCTTAGCCTCTGACACACCACCTGAACGGTGCTACGAGGTTGAGTTTGACTACAAGACAGGTAATGAGAAGCTGGCTATTGGTTGCGTCTTCTGTGACTTCAAGAAGGAGTGTTGGAAAGATGCTAACGATGGTCAGGGTCTCAAGGGTTACAAGTATGCAGCTATACCGTTCCCTATATACCTCACCAAGGTGGTGAAGGAACCAAGGGTTGCGGAGATAGACATTGGCTAGGAAGTTAACCACAAGACAAAGAGCACTCAAGGCTGGGTATAGGTCTGGCCTTGAGGAACAAACGGCTGAGATGTTAAAGAAGAAGAAAGTAAAGTACACCTACGAAGAGACCAAGATCAAGTGGGAAGACTTTAAGATCAGGACTTACACACCTGACTTTGTTCTACACAACGGCATCATAGTAGAAACCAAGGGCCGCTTCACAGCAGCCGATAGACGCAAACACCTTGAAATTAAACGACAATACGGGACAGAACATGACATCAGGTTCGTCTTTAGTAATAGTCGTGCCAAGTTATACAAGGGTGCTAAGTCTTCATATGGTGACTGGTGTGACAAGAATGGGTTCCTTTACGCAGACAAGGAGATACCAGAGGAATGGTTAAATGAATGAGGATTTGACTACTCGAATTACTGAAAGGTTCAGTATTGAAGAGATAGCAGACGCCTGTGGCATTACACCTTACATGTTTATACAGGCTTTCGCAGATGAAATAGTTGACAACCTAAGCTCTTTGTCAGATATTGACCACGGGTTTACAACAAAGATAGAGGACTACGAATGATTACACAGGAAGACATTGATGCCTTCAAGATCATAGACGTTACACCTATGGACTACTCGTATTGGGTAGAGGATAAGATTGTAACTAAAGGAGATACCCGCTTGATTGAGAACACTCTTGGTCTAGTGGGTGAGGCTGGTGAGGTGGCTGAGAAGGTTAAGAAGTATCTCAGGGACAACACAAAGGTTAGTCAGAAAGAGATTGTAAAGGAGTTAGGAGATGTGGTATTCTATGCTACAGCACTATCTAATTACTTCTACAGTAACCTCAACGAGGTTATGCAAACCAACATGGACAAGTTGAATGATCGTGCTAAACGTGGTATGATTAAAGGGTCAGGGGATAACAGATGAAACAGAAGTGGGTAAACAATATACTCGTAAGGTTCATGCGGTACTGTGTGATGTGGTCAGAGCATCGACAGGCAATCAAGGTACTGAACCGACTGTCCGATAGGGAACTAAAGGACATTGGCATTAGCCGAGAAGACATTGACCGTATGGTCTGGTTAGAAGAAGATAAAACAATGCGAGGACGTGGCGAATGACTAGGTACACAGCAGAGTTCAGAGGAGGGGACCGTGGCCCTAATGACTGGGAGTGGACCGTTGTTGATGAAGATATTGGTCCGTGTGGAAGCTCTATCACCTTTGGTCTAACTGAAACAGAAGCCAAGTCTTTGGCAAAAGAACTTAATGAGAAAGAGCAAAATGACAAACAGTAACCAACTACCAACAGATTATCAGTCATTCATCCACAAGTCACGGTATGCCCGTTGGCTGGAAGAAGAAGGACGCCGTGAGACATGGGGTGAGACAGTATCACGTTACATGGGTAACCTCGTTTACCCCAAGATCGGTAAGGACAGCTACACCAAGGAGATCGAACAGGCTATCCTGTCACTGGATGTCATGCCATCTATGAGAGCCTTGATGACAGCTGGCCCTGCTTTGGCACGGGACAACACGGCAGGGTACAACTGTTCATACCTACCCGTAGATGACCTTAAGTCCTTCGATGAGGCTATGTTTATCCTCCTCTGTGGTACTGGTGTCGGGTTCAGTGTCGAGAGACAGTTCATCAGCAAGCTCCCAGAAGTGCCTCAACTCTTCGAGAGTGAGTCGATCATTGTCGTTAAGGACAGCAAGGAAGGCTGGGCTAAGGGGTTCCGTCAATTGATTGCACTCCTTTATAGTGGTGAGATTGCTCAGTGGGATATGTCTAAGGTTCGTCCAGCTGGTGCTAAACTCAAGACCTTTGGTGGACGTGCCTCTGGTCCTGCACCCTTAGTTGATCTGTTTAACTTCACTATCCGTACCTTTAAGGAAGCACAAGGCCGTAAGCTGTCTTCTCTTGAGTGCCACGACATCATGTGCAAGATCGGTGAAGTGGTAGTGGTTGGTGGTGTACGCCGCAGTGCTATGATCTCTCTGTCTAACCTGAGTGATGACCGTATGCGTCATGCTAAGTCAGGAGCATGGTGGGAGAACAACCCCCAACGTGCCTTGGCTAACAACTCTGTATCCTACACGGAGAAACCAGACAGTCTATCCTTCATGCGTGAGTGGATGGCCTTGGTTGAGTCAGGCTCAGGTGAACGTGGTATCTTTAACCGTCAGGCTTCTAAGGTACAGGCAGCTAAGAATGGACGCCGTGATGCTGACTATGACTTTGGGACCAACCCGTGTTCGGAAATCATCTTGCGCCCAAATCAGTTTTGTAACCTAACGGAGTGCGTAGTACGGGCAACAGATAGTATTGAAGACCTAGAGAAGAAGGTTCGTATGGCTACCATCCTTGGTACGATACAATCTTCCTTTACAAAGTTCCCTTATCTCCGTAAGATATGGCAGAAGAACACAGAAGAAGAACGACTACTGGGTGTCTCAATGACAGGGATCATGGACAACCCACTAATGACAACTAAAAACGCAGGATTGGAGAAGACCCTTGAACATCTTAAATGGATTGCAGTTGAAACTAACGCTGAGTGGGCTGGCCGCCTTGGCATTCCTGTTGCTACTGCTATTAGCTGTGTTAAGCCATCGGGAACAGTCAGCCAACTCGTTGACTCAGCCTCTGGGATTCACGCCAGACACAGTGATTACTACATCCGAACCGTCAGAGGAGACAACAAAGACCCCTTGACACAGTTCATGAAGGACCAAGGTATTCCTAACGAGCCAGACGTAATGAAACCAGATGCTACTACAGTGTTTAGTTTCCCTATGAAGGCTCCAGCTGGTGCGGTGACAACCTCAGACATGACAGCCATTGAGCAGCTGGAGATGTGGTTAGCTTATCAACGGTCATGGTGTGAACATAAACCATCGGTAACAATCAACGTCAAGAATGACGAGTGGTTTGAGGTAGGTGCTTTCGTTTATAAGCACTTCGATGAAATGTCAGGGGTATCCTTCCTACCGTTTAATGAACACACTTACCAACAGGCACCGTATCAAGAGTGTGGTAAGTCAGACTATGAAACTCTTTTGGCTACCATGCCTAAAGCTATTGACTGGTCAAGCCTGTCGGACTATGAACAAGAAGACAACACAGCTGGTAGCCAGACATTAGCTTGCTCTGGGGATAGCTGTGAGATCGTAGACCTAGTTTAACCAAAGCACCTGAGCAAGTGTATAAAAGGCTCGTCCTAATTTAAACCTAAAGGAGACAGCAATGCCCTATTTAAACCTAAAGGAGACAACAATGCCCATCGCAAACAAAGAGTTCAACCCATCAGGATCAAAAGAAGTAGATGACATCAAGGAGACAGCAATGTCATTCACAAACAAAGAGTTCAACCCATCAGGATCAAAAGAAGTAGACGATATCAAAGATGCAGCAGAGTCCTTGGCTCTTGCTATCCAACTACATTGTCCCAATGGCCCTCTGAAAGATAAAGCTATCTTGGACACACAGTCTGCTTCTATGTTTGCAGTCAAGTCACTGTTTATCTAATGTACATAATCATAACCCGTGACCAATGTAATTTCTGTGATGATGCTAAGGCTATGCTACGGGGTAGGGGGCTGGCTTATGTCTCCTACACCATCGGCTCCTCTAGTAGTCGGTGGCTCTTAACATTAATCAGACAAGCAGGTATGACAACAGTACCTCAGATCTTCAACCCACAAGGTGAGCACATAGGTGGCTACACCGAACTAAAGGAACTACTCAATGACAGCAGTACGGAAGAGTTTTAATCGAGCCTTATATGAAGCCTATGATGCACCAGCCCGTGTTGCCTTGGTCTCTTACTTAGAGGCTAAGGGTCATGTCATCGTTAGTAACGAAGAGAACTACAATGTGGATGTTGTATCACAGAAGGACGGGTTCACATACTTCAACGAGGCAGAGGTTAAGACAGCTTGGAAAGACGACTGGCCTCCACACTGGACAGAGATACGTATTCCTGAACGTAAGCAACGTCTCTTAGATAAGCACACAACAAAAGATATGTTCAGTGTCCTTAACTTCTACATCTTCAGACCTGACTTCAAACAGGCATGGCGGATTAAGGATACCCTGCTAACAAGAGAGAGTTTGAAAGAAGCTAAGGGCAGATACATCCAGAAGGGTGAGAAGTTCTTCCACATCCCTTACACTGAAGCGGAGTTAATTAAGCTATGAACAATGTAGAACCCCTTACAAAGCCTTCCAAGACACGGCGTAAAACAAACTACAAGGGGGCTAGTTCTAAGAAAACATCGGGTTTAGTTCCTCGAACAGATAAACAAAAGGAGTTCATTGATGCCTTATCTTCATCGTCTCAAGTATTTGTTCTTGGTCCAGCTGGAACAGGTAAGACTTACGTTACGGCAACGGTGGCATCGGATTTATATACGACTAAAACGATTGATCGAATAGTCATTACTCGTCCTCATGTAGCCGTAGGTAAGGAGCTAGGCTTTCTCAAGGGTGACCTTACAGAGAAGACTATGCCTTGGGCCTTGCCTGTATTAGACGTATTGGAGAAGCACCTTGGTAAAGGAACAGTGGAGACAGGGATTAAGAATGGTAACATTGAGATGGCACCTCTTGCACTTATGCGTGGGCGCAGCTTCGATAATGCCTTCATAATCGTGGACGAGACACAGAACATCACCACTCATGAGTTAAAAATGTTGCTCACACGGGTGGGGGAGGGTTCAACTATCGTTCTTAACGGAGATGTCCAACAGTCCGACCTGAAGGAGGCTGATGGCCTCTCAAAGGTTATACACTTAGCTAAGAAACATATGCTACCTGTACCTATCATTGAGTTTGGTGTAGAGGATATTGTCAGGAGTGACATATGTGCTCAGTGGGTCAAGGTCTTCATGAAAGAGAAGCTATAACAAAAGTAAAGCCCCTTGGATTTCTCCTTGGGGCTTACTCATTTAATAATTTTACTTACCTTTATAGCCTGAGGCTTTTATGGCCTTCCCTTGCTTCTCAGCTTGGGCCTTCGTTGGGTAGCATTTACCAGACTTACCCCATTTCCAGCCGCCTTTGCACTTCATCACAGGCATTAGGCACTCTCCCCTACTTTAAAACAATTTGGTTTAGCATAGATACCATTGCTTATGAGGGTAGCAGCCATGTTAACTGCATCCTGCTCACACTCTAAACGTGTGTACCATAGGTTCTTCTCGTTACCCATAACAATACAAGACGAAGCCTCTAAGGTCTGACAAGCCATGACTACAGCTAACCACATTACCACTTCACCTTGTTAGCCCAATAGGCGGCTGACATCTTACCCTTGGCAATGTTCTTAGCATGACGAGCCTTGAAGGCTTTGTTCCTAGCTGTCCCATCAGGACTACCCTTGACACCCTTCTGCCCAAAGCGGATAGTCTTGATCTTGTCACCCTCTTTAGCAACAACAACATGCGATTTAGTCTTATGGCTAGGTGTAGCCTTAGGTTTGTTGAAACCTGATACTCCTGCTCGTTCTAGTCTTGGGTCTTTCTTAGCCATTACTTCATGCCACCCTTCATATCCATGTGGTCTCTCCCAATATACTTAATGTCATTCTCAATAATGGCTACACGTTGTTTGATCTTGTTGATCTCGTTGATGGTCATAGCCATACTCGCAAGTTCGTCCCAGATTTCCTCTAACTCGTTCCATATATACTCAAGTTCCGTTGAGTTATCCAGAACATCACGCTTTAGATTTACATTATCCTCAATAGCCATACGAGAACCTAGCTGACTTACTGTCTCCTCAAGGTTAGCTATTGTAGATGATTGTTGTGACACCCACCACACACCAGCAGCAAGCTGTGCTGCCATTGCTAAGACAAGGGCAATAGGAAGTTTGATGTTGTCCACTAATCAGCACCCCTATTTGATTCCATCATTTCACGAATGGACTTAATGTTCTCATCCATTCGGCCTAATGTTACAGCCTGAGACTGGATGATCGCTGCAAGACTGTTGATCCTAGCCTCATGTCGTCCAATGTCACGAGCATTCAGGTCAATAGCACTAGCTAGGCTAGACACATACCACACCAAGGCACCCGTCTGGAACAGAATGCCAACAAGAAAAGAGATTGATACACTTTTGTCTTTCATTTTACTTAGCAAACCCCGCACCGAAATATAGTCCAACGATAGCTGACACAATGTGTGTGTCCAGCGGTGTGATAACGAACCCTTGTGCTGACTGCCATACAATCTGCTTGTCAGGTCCAAACAGGAAGTTCCAGAAACCCCCTTGTACTTCTGTGTACCCTACAAACACGGGTACTTCTGGATACCACACAGCTACGAGCTTAGGTAGTACGATGATTGCCATTACAGCTGAGAGTGCTATGATCCTTCGTGTCCATGCGAAGTGTTTGTCTTTTGACCCATACTCTCTGGCTGTGTTGGTTGCTCCTATGAGCATTGCTTGTTGTTCCGCTTTGTTCTTGTTGTTCTGACCCCATATGGACATGACACCACCAAGAATAGTAGAGAAAAGCATAGTGATTAATTCTAAAGGAAGTCCGAACATTAGTTACCTCCAGTAGCTCTTGCAATAGCCTCTGCCTTTGTCACCTTACCGTCTTTGTTTACATCCATACCTTTGTTGGCCGCATAAGCCTGTCTGCGACCTTTATACTTATGGTCTTTGGCGTAGACAACATAGTCATCATCTTTTCCTACAGCAGCAGGGAAATGTACAGCCATGTACAGGTCACCAAAGTCCTTCATACGTCCCTTAAATCGTGTTAGATACTTCTCAACGAAGTCCATTTGATCTGATCTGTTTAAGAGAGCTAGATCACGAGAGGTTGTACCGAGGTCTTCAGCAGTAGTGGGCATAAACTGTATTAAACCAACAGCACTAGATGTACCAGAGATTTGGTCAGGAGCAAAGCTACCTGCTGTTTCAAACTGTATAACCCTAAGGAGATCCTCTTGGGTTACACCCACATTATTGGCTACCGTTTCTACCTTTGTTAAGAAATCAGAGTCTGCTGCTACATCTTCTGGTAAATTAACGGCTAGAACTCTGTCCTCTTGTGCTGGTCTAGCCTTAGGCCTTGGTGATGTTACGGGGGCCTCTGGTGTGACAGCAGGTACTACCTCATCTTTGTCCCAGAAGTTAGTTTGAGTAGGTTCTTCATCTGTTGCCTGAGGTAACTGGACAGGAATTACCTCGTCATTATCCCAAAAGTTAGCCATATTAGTTGCCTCGTTTGATTCTAATCGTGGGGTCAGTACCAACACGATAATGAGCACCGATAGGAACCATAGAATAGGCTTCTTCATTTGCTACACTCCAAGGATTATCTATGGTACCCTGTTCAACACGGGTCTCTGTTGTCACGGCCTCAGATGGACCAGTACCAATGTCTACCTTTAATTTCTTAGCTTGATCTTTAAAGAACTTCAATCGTGCAGGGATACCAGCAACGGTGCTATACTTAGCAGCCATACCTTTCCACAAGGAACTGTTTAAGATTTCAGTAGCAGCCTCAAAGTCAATCATTGATTGTCTATCAAACTCTATCTCACCAGCACTAGCCAGACGATTTTTAAGGAGTGTCCGTGCAGATGCACCTTCTTTCCATAAAGCCTCAAAATCTCCACCATAGTAACGTGATACTACAGCTGCAATCTTTTGCATCTGTGGATCAGTGCTATCAAGTAAAGTAAATGTACCCTTCTCAGAGTCAATACCAATGTTAGGGATTGTCTGTGTCTTACCAGCTGCGATACGGCCCACTAAGGCTTGGTTATGTTGCAGTGCTGCACCCATCTGTGCTCTCAGGTTAGCTGCGATACGTCCACTCTCGCCACCAGCAGCTTCAAGGGCGGCAAGGCTGTTTAGATTTGTATTAGAAAACAGGCTATCCATGTACCTAGTAGACTGTTGTTCGTTCTGAGTGAGGGCAAACGATAAAGATGTGACACTAGAGGCATAAGCATTAACTGCCTCAGGAGTTGTTAGCCCAGACTTGGGCATGGAAGAGATGACCCCACTGTGGTATGACATGCTCTTTGCCCGTCTTACCAGATTTCTTTCTGTGAAAGCATCGGCTACTTCTGGAGGGAAGATAATATCAAGTGGGGGTACAGTTGGTGTTGTACCGTCACCAGATAATGCAGCACCACTAGGGGCTACACCCATCAACTCAAGAACAACTGGGTCTGGGTTTAAGGCTTTGTAGTCTACTGTCTCCGGTTTGTAATCAGAAGCAATAGCTTCCTTTAGGTCAGCTGTAGCACTTGCTGCAATTTGAGCCATAACCGCTGGGTCTTTAAAGGCTAGTGCAGCTAGAGGAGAACTTCCGTCTTTCAAAGCAATCTGAGCCATGAAAGTAGTAGCAGCTTCTGTTGCCCCCTTCATGTCGTAATCCTGTAAGGCCGTAAAGGTAGCATCAATTGAATCCAATCGACCCTTCATGATCTCCCATCTTTCCTGAGCCTCTTGACCAGCTGGTTTCTGGAAGGCTGGTTGAGATTTAAGCAAAACAAAAGCATCTCGTATTTGCTGAAGGCTTCTAAGATCGAAGTTACCACCAGCTTGTTCAACTCGTAGGGCTGCACCTACTGTAGCTGTAAAGCTATCCAGTGTTTTAATGTTCTGATCGTAACCAGTGTTCCAGTCTATGTTACCTTGGAGTGTGCCAGCATTAGCAGCTACTTGAAAGGCTGAATAAGTTTCTATTGCACGTTG